AAAGCAAGGAGCAATCAGATGAAAAGCAATAAGAAACCAGGCTGGCAGCCCAAATGGTTGAAAACCCAACAGCAATTAACAGAAGAAACAGGGTATAATCGTCCCGAGCCTAGCAAGCCGCCCCTGTTAGACAACAATACAAGACATTTACTACAACGAGAATCAAGGGAGAAATCAGATGGCTAGCACCGTAGTAACTTGGCAAGGAAAAAACGTGGAGGATATGACAAAGAGTGAGCTAATTGAAGCCCTTATACAGATGTCTGAACTTTACGAACAAGCTTTGAAACAGCACTCAAAAGATTTAACGATGTTAGGAGAATTGAGATGAGCCAAACAATTAGGAAGATGAGCATTTCACCGATGGCCGGAGGCTACCAAGCCAGGGTAATTTTAGACAACGGCCACGTCGCGGACTCCAAAACCCTGGACTCAACAGATGAAGCATCGAACTGGGCGATCAACTACGCCGAGCAGTTCGAGGGCAACGCAGACAGCGCCCAGACCCCTGAAATGCAGGCCACCACCCACAGCACAGGCCAGATCAGCCCGGAGGAGTTAGAAAAGATAGTCAACAGCGAGAACGAGGAAGCCCAGAAAACCAAGGAAGCAAAAGAACAGGCCATCCCCAACGACCCGAAGGCCAATAACCGGATGGAAGCCCAGGAAGTGCCTGTGGATAAGTCTGAGGTAACAGGGGAGGGGAACACGGAACCCAAGTAGTCTATGGTATGATTCGCCTATATGGCAGAGGTAAAAAAGAAACCGAAATTAACGGTAAAACAGGCTAAGTTCGTAAAAGGAATTGCAGAGGGGAAGTCAGCTACTGTATCTGCTCAGGAATCTTATGACGTTAAGAAATACTCAACAGCGGCGGTAATAGCTACTGAAAACTTAAACAAACCTAATGTCAAGGAGGCTGTTGAGTATGCACTTGCTAAGCAGGGACTGACAGCTGACGATATGGTTGCCCCAGTTAAAAGAGCACTTGAATTTCAAGGTGAAACAGATAGGGAAACGATAGAAATCAATCTAAAAGGAGTCGATCGATTAGTTCGACTTTTCCAGATGACAGAGGATAAGAACACCGGCGGCAACACCTTCATCTTTAATAACGGCGATAAGCAGAGCAATAACTTTTTGAAGAAATAGTTGTGTACACACATTGAAAGCGTGTACACTCATTTTGAATGAACGTGCGGGAATTTAGAAAAGACTTGAGCAAGCACTTTGATGATGTTTTACAGGGTAAAAAGGTGTATGTAACTCGTGGAGATCGGGTTTTTTTGCTTTCCGTGACGGAACTCGAGACATTAACAAAGCCCGAAAACGTAACAAAATCTGTGTACACAAAGATCCCCGCTAACAGAGAAGTGTACACGCCAAAACCACGGGGAAACACCCGGGTACACACAAGTGTTGTTGATAGGTGCAAGCATGGTGCGTTTCCAGAACTTTGCAAGCATGCCAAAGTCGTGAACGGCGAGAAAGTTTGCAAATGACGCACAATATACAATTGGCGACGTTGCATACAGGGGTGATGGAAGAAGTCATGGGCTGCACCTGCTGCGACACCATATATAGCGTGTACGGGGACTTCGTGATTGCGGTGGAGGAGGTGGAGTGATTATCGAAGGCGACAGCCTGCACATGATGCAGGAACTAGCAGAAGATTCTGTAGACCTAATCGTCACCGATCCACCCTACGGCTACAGCTTCATGGGTAAAGACTGGGACAAGGCCGTGCCACACGTTGAAATATGGCAAGAATGCCTGCGCGTTTTAAAGCCTGGCGCGTTCTGTTTCGTGATGAGCGCTCCCCGGTCTGACGTCCAGATGCATATGATACAGAACCTGACCGAAGCAGGGTTTCGGCTGGACTTCACGCCTATCTATTGGACGTATGCCAGTGGGTTCCCGAAGGCGGGGAATATCGGCAAGCTGGTGGATAAGCGGTTAGGGGCGGAGCGTGAAGTGGTTGGTTATCACAATGACAATAATCGCAAAGTACCAAAGCATCAGAATACACACGCTAAGTTTGAAGGGCTAGTTGAAGTACCGATAACAAAGCCACAATCTGCAGAAGCCAAAGCCCTAGACGGCTCATACGCTGGCTTCCAACCCAAACCAGCAGTAGAAGTCATTATCGTGGCCATGAAGCCTCTCAGCGAGAAAACGTATGTAGACCAAGCCCTGGCGAACGGCAAGGGGATTACTTGGTTAGATGATTGTCGGGTGCCGACAGATAGCAACCTTAATGGTGGGGCTTACAGTAACAATAGAGATGTCAGCACAAATGAGGTCTACGGAGAATATAAACGAATCAAAGAAGATTTTGTACAACCCCAAGGCAGATTCCCGGCGAATTTATTAGTATCTGATGATGTGCTGAATGATGGGGTGGAGCGTAAGACGCACGGCGGCGGAGACCGTCGCGGCAATAAGAAAAACGAATACTGGGGCTTTGAAGCAGGCAAACGCGACGAACTCAGGCAGGGTTATAATTTTAAGGATTCCGGCTCCTACTCCCGCTACTTCGACCTAGACAAATGGGCAAAAACGTTACCATTCCTAATAGTCCCCAAAGCCTCAAAGAGTGAGAAGAACAAGGGTTTAGGCGAATCAAAGAATATACATCCGACTTGCAAACCGATTAAGCTCATGTCCTACCTCATAACTCTCGGCTCCCGTCTAGGCGACACCGTCCTCGATCCCTTCGTCGGCTCCGGCACAACTTGCATCGCCGCGTACAACTTAGGTCGTAATGGAATCGGCATTGAACGCGAGCCTGAATACGCCGAGATAGCCCGCGCCCGGCTGGAACACGTTAAGCCGACGATTCCCCAGCTCCCGCCCGAAAAGCCCGAACCAGGCGTCCCTCCGGTCACGATTGCCGATTTAACGCAGGTGAGTTTGTTCTGATGCCAGCCATCGACTACCGCAAAATGATGGAAGACACGTTCTACATTAAAAACAAGCAGGGCATCCTCGTCCCGCTTGCACTGAATGATGTCCAGACTTGGTACATGGATACCCTTGAGGAAGATTATCCGGAAATGCAAGGTATTAGGGAACATATCTTAAAGGGTAGGCAATTCGGTTTAAGTAGCGAAGTCGAGGGCATATTTGCCTGTGACTTTATTATGAGCGAGCTAGGCGAAGTCCCAATTATCGACAGTGACGTGTACTCGCATAAAGACGAAGAAACGGGCGCGCACATCAACCGTTTCAACTTGTATTTGAACTCGTACTTAATGTGGACTCAGGGCGGCACGGCCTTGGACATCGAAGACAACCAAGAAGCCTTACAAGCTATGCGTAAACAGTTCTTAAAGGTAGACAACGGCGGCGAAATCATCGGTCGCAAGCGGGGAGCGCAGTACCATGCCCAGACGGCATCCGCCAAAGTTTCCGGTCGCGGCGGCACGAAACAGAATATCCACTGGACGGAGCCTGCTTTCTACCCAAATACCGAGATTATGAATGCCAAGAAACTAATGGTGGGCGCAGAAAAGCAAGTCCCCCAGAACTACGGCAAGATCTTCCGTGAATCAACTGGTAATATGATGGGCGACTACTACCAAGAGGAATACGAGGCGGCCAAGCAGGGACTCAGCTCGTTCAAAGACCGCTTCATAGCCTGGTTTCTTCATAAAGACTATGCCACGCCGGCACCCGAGAAATGGAAAATACCCGACTACTACGTCAAGTTGCTTGAAGAAGGCGTAGCGACACCCGACCAGTGCTACTGGCACTTCATGCAGACCAAAGGCTTAGACGATAAGGAAGAACTGCGCGAGTATCCGACATACGATTATGAGGCGTTTTTGATGAGTGGCACGGTACTGTTCGGAGTCGATGCCCTGATACACTACCAGAACCAGATGATTGATCCAATTAAACAGGCCGAGTATGTTCAGGCGTTATAGGAAGCTGGAACGCGGCGAGTTCTTTGTCTGTTTCGGTGATACCGCCCAAGGCGGAGCCGATGACAACTTCCTGATGTGCATGAGCAAGACGCGGGGCGACATTCCGTTGGTTATGCAGAAGAAGGGCATGGCAGCAGAAACGACCCCGTTCATACGCGACGCTTTGAGCTATATCTACAAGCAAACAGGCATTAAACCAGTTATAGCCTTGGAACGGCAGAACGGCGGCTCCAGCGCCATGTACGATCTATACAACGCCAACGTGGCCGGGGAGTACACCATTTACTACATGCGTGATGAGTTCGGCAAACCAAGCGACAAAATGGGCTGGGATACCAACGCCATGACCCGCCCGCGTATGCTCGGCGAATACCTGACTGCCTTTAATGCCAAAATGATCCGGCACTACGACAAAGAGACCATCTCCCAGCACCAGACCTTCATCGTCAATAAGAACGGCAAGCCCGAGGCCGCCCCGAACACCCACGATGATGCGGTGATGGCAAGCGCCGGGGTTTGGCAACTGTACCAAACCGAAAACCCCCCCATGGTCAAACGGCCGAAGCGTGAAGTCAAACGGGTGCGCTTCCATGTGTAACTTATTTCACACCAGCAAGATGTTTATGTATACTTTTACTATCAACGACACGAAGGACAACCTGTGCCAGTATCCTTAGACGTAAAAGAGCTTTGCGACGCCTA